AAGCGTGGTGAGATGTTCAACAGTTGCAAAACGTGGCTTAAGCTTGGCGGGGCGCTGGATGACCAAGAAACAGCTGATGATTTGTCGGCGGCAGAGTACAAGGTGCGGGTGGACGGCAAGATAGTTATGGAGCCGAAAGAGGATATCAGAGACCGTATCGGGCGATCTCCAGGCAAGGGCGATGCGCTGCTGCTGACCTTTGCTTTCCCGGTGGCGAAGCGGTTGCGCATTCCGGGGCAGGATGGGCAGCAGGGCCGGGCCATCACTGAATACGATCCGTATGCTTAATTTCAGCAGGTTACATCACTCGGAATACAGGGGTGTAAGTATTTTATCAATGAAATCAGAGCCCTCAAAATTGAGGCGGGCCTTTAAAAGGCAGATTTCTAGCCTTTTAGTTCATCCAGTAGGACTCCTTGAAATCAAGGCCTCTTAAGTGCTCTGAATCAATCAAAAAGCCCGCGCATCGGCGGGCTTAATGTGAGACATAGCTCAG